ATTAATGCAAGAAAAATCTTATAGCGTTTTTGATGTTGATAATACTAAAAGCCATTTAAAAGTAAAAATGTTTTTTGATGAACCTCCTACTATTGCTAGATTTGATAAACAAAAATATCCTTTTTTGGAAAAGTTGACTAGGCAACAACTTGGTTACTTTTGGGTACCAGAAGAAGTTAATTTATCAAAAGACCAAAAAGATTTTAGAACTTTAAGTGAAGCTGAGCAGCATATTTTTACTAGTAATTTGAAAAGACAAATATTGTTGGATTCTGTTCAAGGCAGAGCACCAACAATAGCTTTTGGTCCGATATGTTCTTTGCCAGAACTTGAAAATTGGATCGTAGCATGGACTTTTAGTGAAACGATTCATTCTAGATCATATACTCATATTATTCGTAATATATATAATAATCCATCTGAAATACTTGATGAAATACTAAAAATTCAGGAAATTGTTGATTGTGCTAAAGATATTTCTTACAATTATGACAAGTTGATAGCATATAATAATATGTTAAACAATAAAAATGAAGAATATGATGAGTATGAACATAAAAAAGCTTTGTGGTTAGCTTTAGTATCTGTAAATATTTTGGAAGGAATTCGCTTTTATGTTTCTTTTGCATGTTCATGGGCTTTTGCTGAATTAAAAAGAATGGAAGGCAATGCTAAAATCATCAAACTAATTTGTAGAGATGAAAATTTACATTTAGCTGGAACACAGCAAATGTTAAAAATTCTATTGATTGATGATCCAGATTATGTTAATATTAGAGAAGAAACAAAAGATGAAGTGCTTTCTATGTTTTTAAGTGCAGCAAATCAAGAAAAGAAATGGGCAGAATATTTGTTTAGTAATGGTTCTATGGTAGGTTTAAATTATGATATTCTTTCAAAATTTGTGGAATATATAACAAACAAGAGATTAAAATCTATTAATATGCCATTGCTTTATACACCGCAAATTGACAATCCAATTCCCTGGGTAAATAAATGGATATCAGGTGCTGAAGTTCAAGTTGCGCCGCAAGAAGTAGAATTGAGTTCTTATATTATTGGTCAAGTAAAAAAAGATGTTAATGAAAATACTTTCAAGGATTTTAGGCTATAAAAAGAAAGGTAAAAACAATGGTAACAATATCAGATTTTCTTGAAAATATGATGCATGTATTTAAAACATATGCTAATAATAATGAAGATGTATATTTGGGTCTTTTGCAAAATTTATTATTGTTTATGAACAACAATATTCCTGATTTTGAGTTGGATGATTATTTTGGCATAGACAACGACTTAGATACTGCTCTTGAAAATGTAAAAAATATTTTGGCTAATGAAGAGTTAGAATATTTTGAAGATGATTTTTTTGAAGATGATTTAACATATTTTGAAGATAGTGAAAATGAAGATTGTGAAGAAGATGAATTATAAAAATGATAGTTCTTAGAGTTAATGCCGCCTTGGTTATTTCATAATGAAATAATCAATGAAAATTTGCTTCAAGATTATTGTGGATTTGTTTATATTATAACCAATTTGATAAATGGTAAAAAATATATAGGTAAAAAATTACTTAAATTTAAAAAAATAAAAAAAGTAAAAAATAAAAAAATTAAAGTATTAGTAGAATCAGATTGGAAAACATATTGGGGTTCAAATAAACAGTTACTTGAAGAAATAAATACTCTTGGATATGATAAATTTAAAAGAGAAATATTATATCTTTGTAAAAATAAAGGTGAATGCAATTATCTTGAAGCAAAGTTACAATTTCAAAATAATGTTCTAGAAGATGAAAGCAAATGGTATAATGACTGGATTATGTGCAAAATTCACAGAAAGCATCTTTCCAAAAAGAAAGATTGATATTGAAGAAGTAATTGATTATATCAAAAAATCTTCCATGCAATCAAAAATTTATATAGGTTGCGATTCTGAGACTTTTATGAAAAAACAAAAATGCTATGCGAGATATTGCACTGTTGTTGTCATTCATATCAATGGTTGCAATGGTGGTAAAGTTTTTTATGATATTTCAGAAGAAATTAATTATGATTCAAAAAAGCAAAAACCAAAAAATAGATTGTTAAATGAAGCTATTAAATCAGTTGAATTATTTCAAAAATTAGAAAATTATATCAATGGTAGACATGTAGAAATACATTTAGATATAAACACAAATGAAAAATTTGCTTCTTCGCAAATTGCGCAACAGGCAATTGGTTATATATTGGGAAATTGCGGCATCAAACCAAAACTAAAACCACATGGCTTTGCTGCAACTTCAGTGGCTGACAAGTTTGTTTAATACTAGGAGAAACAGAATGAACGAAAGTTTAAATCAACAATTAGAACAAAATGATACTAATCAAGAAGTAACAGAGAAAAAAAGAGTACTTGGCTGGCCCAAAGGTAAAAAAAGAGGCCCAAGAAAAAATAAAGAAAACAATCAACAAGTAAATAATTTAGAAATTTCGCAAAAAACAAATAATTTATTTCTAGTAAACATTTATGGTGTTGTTGTTGATGTATTAAATAATACTACCAGAAATGATGCACAAATAAGATTAGTTGAAGCAAATACGGAAGAAGAAGCACTACAAAAAGTAAATGCTTATTTCAAAGCAAAAGAAACTGAATTTTTAAAATATGAAGTAACAGGTGTAACAATCAATGAAACTATAAGATAATGATGAATGTAGTACTTTATAGTAAATCAAATTGTAGTTTTTGTAATAAAGCAAAAAATTTATTGAATTTTCATAATATTTTATATGATGAAAAAATATTAGATATTGACTTCACAAGAGAATATATATTATCATCTTATCCTCAAGCAAAGACCTTTCCAGTAGTAGTCATTAATGGTACTTACATTGGTGGGTTTGCTGAACTACAGGAATACATCAAAAACAACTTCATGAATAAGGAAAGAAAAGATGATTGATAGAGATACTTTAATTAGCGATTTACAAAAAAATGTTCTAAGAATATTTTTTCAAAATGGTGCTACTGTAAAATGCACCCTAAAGGAAAATATGCTTCCAGCTTCTCATAAAGAAAGTAAACAAAAAGAAGCAGAAAAAATATTTTTGCAATCCAACCCTGATGATTTTTTCGCTTGGAATTTAGATACCAACTTTTGGGTATTTGGTAAAATTTATGATGTAATGTATGTTGAAGTACTTGATGTTTATTAATAAAAAGAAAAGAAATGATTAGGCACTGGGGCTGGCATTTATCTGTTGACGCATCTCTATGCGATCACGAAAAAATTACATCTTTTGAAAATATATATGCTTTTACCAAGGAATTGGTAAAAAATATTGACATGATTGCATATGGTGAACCTGAAATTGTTCATTTTGGAACAGGCAATAAAGCTGGTTTTACTATGTCACAATTAATTGAAACTTCAAATATTTGTGCGCATTTTGTAAATGAATACAATGCAATGTTTTTGGATGTTTTTAGTTGTAAAGATTTTGATACGAATGTAGTAGTAAACACTGTAACAAAATATTTCAATCCAAAAACAATTTTGACAAACAGAAAGGATCGAGTTTGCTATTATGCATAATATCATAGGTTCACAAAATATTGAAACATATGCTGTTGGTTTAGTTACAGGTGTTTTTGATTTATTGCATCCTGGTCATCTTTATCTTTTAAAACAAGCAAAAAGGCATAGTAAAGTATTAAAAGTAGCGCTTCAAAGTGATCCTACTCTTGATAGACATTTCAAACAAAAACCCATACAAACATTACATGAAAGATACTATCAATTGCGTTCATTAGATTTTGTTGATGAAGTAATACCTTATGATACTGAAAAAGATTTAATTGATATACTTACAATTTATGATTTTAATGCAAGATTTTTGGGTACTGATTATTTAAGCAAAGAAAATCAAATTACCGGAAAACATATTTGTGAAATGCGAGGCATAAAGTTAGTTTTTATTCCAAGGTTTCATAATTGGAGTAGTACAGAATTAAGAAATAGAATGTTTGAAAGATTGAAGAATAATGAAAGCAAAATTTGATACTGTCGCAATAGTAACAGGTGCCGGAGGATATATTGGTTCTGTTCTTTGTAGATTGCTTAAAGAACAAAATAAATATTTTGTAGTAGCTGTAGAAAATAAATTAACAAATTATAAAAAATTGCTTGAAAAAAATAATTTTGATGATGTAATATACAGTTGCTTTTCTTCTTCACAAGTTCTTGATTACATAAGAAAAAATAAAAAAAAAAAAAT